ATGAGCAGGGCAATTCATAGACTTAGCGACACTCTTTTACGAAAATTAAGCGGATCACCAACCACAAAAAACGCCTTTTTTAATGACGGTGGCAATCTTAGCGTAAGACATTCCACCAGCGGCCTGTTAACCTGGTATTTCACTTACAGGGCTGGAACTGGTAGGCAGGTATCACCGGAACGTCTGAGACTGGGCAATTATCCCGATCTGAGCCTGAAAGCAGCCAGGGAAAAAGCGGCACAGTGTCGCGCCTGGCTGGCTGAGGGGAAAAATCCGCGCTATGAACTTAATCATGCTGTACAGGACGCGTTAGCCCCCGTGACGGTTAAGGAAGCGCTCACTTACTGGCTTGAATCGTACGCAAAGGAAAAGCGCACTGACTACGAATCACTGAAAAGCCGGATCAATAAACACATAATCAGCCAGATTGGCGCTATGCCACTGGAAAAATGCGAGCTACGGCACTGGTTGGCATGTTTTGACCAGATGGCAAAGCGAAGCCCAGTATCTGCCGGATTTTTGCTACAGGTATGTAAACAGGCGCTTAAGTACTGCCGAAAACGACGATACGCAATCAGCAACGTTCTTGATGATATGGTTGTCGGTGATGTGGGAAAAAAAGCAGAAGTGAGCGAGCGCGTACTAACAAACAAGGAGCTTGGGGAATTACTCCGCGCCCTGGATAACAAAATATTCCCGCCGTACTACAGCGCCCTAATTCGCCTCCTGATTGTTTTCGGATGCCGTACCACCGAGCTAAGGCGCTCAGAGGTGCAGGAGTGGGATTTTAAAGAAATGCTCTGGACAGTACCGAAGGAGCACAGCAAAACGAAGGTCGCCATATTCAGGCCAATACCGGAAAGCATTTTGCCGTTCGTCACGAAGCTGGTGGAGCAGAACAGACACACGGGCTTATTGCTTGGTGAACTGAAAGGACAATCGTCGGTAGCAGAGTACGGAAGAACAGCGCACAGACGAATTAATCAAGCACCCTGGACGTTACACGATATCCGGCACACATTTACAACCATGCTGAACGATTTAGGCGTGGATCCGCATATTGTCGAGCAGCTTACAGCCCACCAGATGCCAGGGATGCAACGAGTCTATAACCACTCCCGCTATCTTGATGCAAAACGTGATGCTCTTAATCTATGGGTAGACCGTCTCGAGCTTCTCCAGAACAATGATGAAAAAATCGTTGTTATGACCCCGCGAATTTACACCCAAAATTCTTGACAAATTACGGCTGTTTTTTCTTTAAGAGATTACAGCCGTGAATAAATCGTAGAATATCGGAAAATATCTGCAAATATCTTCGCTTTATATATGTCAACCATCGAAAAAATTGGAATATCTTCTTCTGAATTTTTATTCTATGTTTCTTGATTGTTCCAATACCTGATGGTTTATCTATTTGTTTTTAATGAGATAATTCAAGCAAACCGCCAAATGACGCCATTTTTTGTTGCGTCTCTGAAAAACTCGTGACACGATTTTAAACACTAACGAGCTTCTACGAACCTTAGCGAACAAAGCCTTTAGCAAGGTTGTGTTTTTAACTTAAGAGGTGAAAAAGAATCTAAGTAATATCCGGTCTCATATATCTACAGCTAAGAGAAAAGTTTATATACGTAATTTTTATGTAGGTTTTTGTATGCGTGAAATAAATGAAGATCGCGTAATCCGTGAGGATGAATGTCGTAAGTTAACTGGAGTGTGCCGCACTACACGCTACGAACTGGAGAAAAAAGGGCGATTTCCGTCACGCCTTAATCTGGGCGGTCGTTCTGTAGGTTGGCTGCTGTCCGAGGTTATGGAATGGGTTAAAAGCCGGGATCGCATTAATTCAGGCAAGGCAGCGTAAAGGGGAGTATATGGCACATAAAACAAAGGCGACCGGGGGCGGTCGCCAGTGGGAAAACACTAAACATAAGCCCGAACATCATAGCGATTTGCTGGCTGGTGGGCAATCTGTCAGGTTTGCACCAATGACTCTAGGTTTAACCGAGGGTCATTATGGTGAATATGCTGGCTTGCTGGTGGGCTATTCCTGCTCTTTAATATCGCTATGTCGCGATGTTTTCCAGGTATGTGGCCCTAATTTTGTGCGCCTGTACTCTTTAAGGAACGTCTCAAGGACAAACGCACACGGCGCGAATCTGTCTGATTCATGCTCGTGCGTCATATTTTTGCGACGTCTCTTCCGGGTTGGTGATGGTATTTTTGTTAACTTTTTATTGTTCATAATGGCCTCCTGCATAGCAATGCGCCGTAGTTCCTCACACCACGGCATTGATAGTTTTTATCCTTTAGATTCTATGCCGCGTTGCTGTAATTCTTTGCGGATTATTCGCTTTATCCAGGCTGCAAGAGAATCATCGCCGTCCTGTTGTTGTGCTTTTTCCATCTTTTCCCGTAAGTCAGGATCTAAACGGAACTGGAACGGAGGATTACCACGCCTTTCGCTTTTGTGTGTTGACACGTCAATTACACCTCATGTAATGTATTTATGTGTAATTACACATTACACACAATCAGAGCAAAAAGTAAAGCCCTGCAAGTGTCGGTACCACTGGCAGGGCCTCTAACCACCAACGATAGCAGAAGTATCGAGGTAGCTATGAGAAATCATACCACACACCCGCAAGGGCGGGACTCGCACAACCTGAATAAAGCGGGTATGAAAAACCTGTTGATCGCCACTGCCAGCCAGGGCTATGATTTACCCGCACCAGCAAAATCTGGTGCCGGGATTGGCGTCCTGGTATTTAACGAAGCGCACAACACGCGCCCTGCGTGTTTTTTTGTGCCGGATAGTCACACCTTATCAATGGTGGGCTGTATGGGGGCGGAGCAATCCGCGCCGGGTTCTTCGTTAACCGGTTACGCCAACCCTGTACAGTCCACCGCCAGCGAAATTGGCGTTTCCTGCGGTGGGTTTATTAAACCTAACGAAGAGGCTGCCAACATGGCTACTACCCCTACCCTTGTACATTCTCAAATTGCCTTTATCTGGCGCTTTATCATCTTTGGCGCGTCAGAGTCCCAAATCATCCACGTCACCGCCTGGACGGAACGCGAAGCGCGTAACCATTGCCCGTCAGGTTGTGTCGCTGTATTCGCCGCCCGTATTCGTCAGGGGGTACGCTATGTGCAATAAAAACACGCCGGACGCAGCAGGCGAAGCACTGAAAGTACTGATACATGCGCTTGTGGATATAAATTGCATGGTAGAGATCATGGAGAGGAAATCACAGTCGGAGTACGACAAAAGAAAATTTAAAACAATAAAAATAATTACCAAAAACTCGCTGACAAAAGCTACAGGCATCCTCAATGAGGACACTAAAAGAATCAGGGAGAAACTGTGTGATGCATAAAATACCTTTTGATGTTCTTATTCATTCTGAGAATGCATTAATCCGCGCAAAGGAAATGGAGGCATTATTACTTAAGTTAATGGAAGTGCCGGAAAATGGCGATGAATCATATCCCATGATGTTTTCTGCCGTGCACACATTATTAACGCCAGTAATTAATGAATTAAATACGGTGATGGCAATTCACGAGAATAATAAAGCGCATCACACCGGAGAATAAAAACCATGAAACAGAAAAATTCTGGCTTTACTGCCAGCGGCCCCGCTCGGCCTGAAATCCGCCCAGGCGATATTTTCAAAGATAAATATGGTGGACGAATAACGATAAAAACCGTTGACGATTTTCGCGTGACTTATATCCGCGAAGGTTATGCGCATCCCTGCGTGTCGTCTCATATGCGTTTTGAGAGTGAGTTCACCCTGGTAAGTAAAGCGCCACCAGCAGAATTAAGCGACATCGACAGAATCATGCGCGTTACAGGAATGGAACGCATTAAGGCAGTACGTGAAATTATTCGTGAACGGGGAAAGGCAAAATGAAACTGGCACCGAACGTAAAAAAACAGCCTCGCGGAATAAAAAACAAAGACACAGAGGTAATTATTTTCGCGGGTAGTGATGCCTGGTCGCATGCACAACAGTGGCAGGAGAAGGACGGTCCCGCATCCGGCGATAATGTGCCGCCTGTGTGGCTTGGGCCAAATCAGCTTGCCGAACTTGATGCGCTGAAAATTGTTCCGGATGGAAAAAAACGCGTAAGGCTGTACCAGGCCGGAGAACTGGATTTAGTGGAGATCAAAAAGATTGGTCAGAAGCTGGCGGCGGCAGATATTCAGGATGCGAATTTTTACCCTGAAGGAATGCACGGCCAGAAGTGTGAAAACTGGCGGCGCTATCTGAACGTTGAGCGTCAGAATCTTTCTGCAGATCTGGTAATTAAGCTTCCGGTAAAGAAAAAAGCCACTACAAGCCCGGGTGATGATGAATTAAAGCCCCGCGTTGAAAGTCGCGCCGATGGTGTTTTCTGGGTAACGCCCAAAGTGGATAAGCAGTCAGGAGAAATTATCCGGCCTGAGACGTGGTTATGTTCTCCGCTTGAACTACTGGGAACTGGCACGATTGGTAAAGAGCATTACCGCGTGATGCGCTGGAAAAAGCCAGCAAATCATGAAGTCATCACAATGGCGATTCCGTGCGGTGGCATTGGCGACCGTGACGGCTGGCGGCTACTGAAAGACCACGGACTGAACGTAACAACCAACGGCAAATACAGGGCTATCCTGGCTGACTGGATGCAGTTAAGCGGAAGCCATGAGGAATGGCAGTTAAGCACAACAACGGGCTGGCATTTTGGCGCGTACATCATGCCGGACGGTTCGGTCATTGGTGAGTCTGAAAAACCGATTCTGTTTACCGGAAAAAGTGCCGCTGTTAATGGCTATTCGGTTGCGGGTACGGCGGAGGGCTGGCGCGACTGCGTGGCGCGGCTGGCTGGTGGCAATCCGTCCATGATGCTGGGTGTTGCCACGTCACTGGCAGCACCTTTGATTGGCCTTGTTGGTGCGGACGGCTTCGGGGTACATCTTTTCGAACAGTCATCGGCAGGGAAAACCACCACGCAGAACATCGCATCAAGTTTATGGGGAGAGCCGGACGCACAACGGCTGACCTGGTACGGCACGGCGTTAGGCATCGCCAACGAGGCAGAGGCACACAATGACGGGCTTTTACCCCTGGATGAAATAGGCCAGGCCGGAAACGCGCGGGAGGTGTCCACATCGGCTTATACGCTGTTTAACGGTTCCGGGAAATTACAGGGAGCGAAGGACGGCGGCAACCGGGAGATCAAACACTGGCGAACTGTGGCAATCAGTACCGGAGAAATGGACGTTGAAACATTCCTCAAAACGGAGGGGATAAAAGTCAAGGCGGGGCAGCTTGTCCGTCTGCTTAACGTGCCGATGGAAAAAGCCACGCAGTTTCACGAATACAGCACCGGAAAGGCACACGCAGACGCGTTAAAGGATGCCTGGACAGCAAATCACGGGGCGGCGGGTCGTGAATGGGTTAAATGGCTGGCAGACCACCAGCAGGAGGCAAAGGACACGGTAAGGGCATGCCGTGAACGGTGGCGCAACCTGATACCGGAGAGCTACGGCGAGCAGGTACACCGCGTGGGTGAGCGTTTCGCCATACTGGAGGCCGCGCTTGTGCTTTCCGGTCATGTTACTGGCTGGGATGAGCAGGAATGCCGCGATGCCATTCAGCATAATTTTTATGCCTGGGTGAAGGAATTCGGTACGGGCAACAGGGAACACAGGCAGATTATTGAACAGGCTGAGGCGTTTCTTGCGGCCTATGGCCTGAGCAGGTTCGCCCCTGTCAATTATGACCCTGCCAGCCTGCCGATTTCAGAACTGTACGGCTACAGGGAAAGCGACGGACGTTATGACGAGCCTGTTTTGTTTTACGTGCTGCCGGAGCCGTTTAGCTCACATGTGGCGAAGGGATTTAACAAGGATGCCGTAGCAAAGACCCTTCATGAAGCCGGAATGCTGAGAAAACCAGCCTGCGGGCGGGGATGGCAAATCAGGACACCACGACTAAAACACCTGAAAGGGGCGCGGCTAAGAGTGTATGGCCTTTTGCTGACACAGGACCACGATGCTGAAAATGATTAATCTCGCGTGTAGGAGGTAAAAATATGTTGTCCCAGTCGTCCCAGTAAGCAACAAGCAATCGTAACACATTGAATTACATATATTTCACTTACAAAAAGTGGGACAACAGCGGGACAATATTCAGGCATTTTGGGACAACATAGCGGCATTTTGGGACGACACGACATGTATTTTTTACCGTGCTGGAGGGTGGGACAACACAAAAAACCTCATGTCGTCCCAAAATCGCCTTATGTCGTCCCACTTTGTGGAGTGTGTTTTTAATAAAATCAACAGGTTAACATTAAGTGGGACAACCGGGACAACTGGGACGACGTGTTTTGTATATATATACGAAAAATCGAGATCTGAACTATGAAGTTAAACCGCAAACAACCACACTACCGCGCCATTGACCTTACAGAGCACTGGCTGAGGGTGGCGATAAAAATCATCGACCGCAACGCGGGAGAAGGATACGCGAAAGCACATCCCGAACTGATAAGCGCATTCATGGCCACGGCGGCGGCAAATTTTGCCACGCTGACAGAGCGGGAGATTGCCGAAGCGGAACAGGTGACAACCATCAACGTTAAAACCGGAGAGCAGACAGCATGACAGCACAGATAGCGGCTTACGGGCGGCTGGTGGCTGACCCGCAGTTAAAGACCACCAGCAAAGGGACACAAATGGCGATGGCGAGTATGGCGGTTCCCCTGCCATGCAGCCAGGCAGATGACGGAACGGCGACGATGTGGTTATCCGTCCTGGCGTTTGGCAGACAGGCCGATGCACTGGCCAGGCACCAGAAAGGCGAACTGGTGAGCGTGGCGGGTAACATGCAGGTAAGCCAGTGGACAGGCCAGAACGGCGAAACGCGGCAGGGCTGGCAGGTCATCGCAGACAGCGTAATCAGTGCGCGAACGGCGCGACCGGGCGGCAAAAAAGGTCAACAGGGCCAGGCTACTGACGCACTGAACAGGGCAAAACAACAGGCGGGAAATGATGACCCGTACGGGGATAACATCCCGTTTTAATTCACAACAGCGAACAGAGTAATTACAGGGGAAGGCATGACAACGCTGACCATTAACCGAAAACCGAAAGGCATTTACGGCACGCAGTCAGAAACGACGCAGGCGGCACAGCAGCAGGATAAAACCACATCGGCGCATAAAGTGATACCCGGCAATCAGAACGCACAGCAGAGCCGCAAAGGGCAGCCCACAGGGGTGACACCGTGGCGGCATATGACCAAACGCCAGCGCAAAAACCGCAGACGCGTTAACCGCCTTATTGAGCTGTGGCCTGATTTATTCAGCCGGGAAACACCGAAGCCGCTTAAGGTGGGGATATTCGACGACCTGATGCAGGATCTCGCCGTCAGGGGGCTGGCATTCGGGCCAGGGGCATTACGTGCGACGCTGGCATCTTATGCGCAGTCTCCGCGCTATTACCGCGCCTTAATGGCTGGTGGTGCACGTTACGACCTGAAAGGCCAGCCATGTGGGGAAGTGACACCACAGGAACAGCAGGAGGCAGAAACGCGGCTGGCAGCACTGAATGAAAAGCGCAAACGTCAGGCGACAAAGGAGAGGACAGGCGCATGATTCGTGACAGCAAAGCGGAAGAACTGGAGACTAAAGGCCTGTACCGGAGAGCGGCGGCGCGGTGGGCTGAGGTCATGCAGCTGGTGAACACCGATAAGGAGCGCGAACAGGTGGCAAAGCGTCGCGCGGAATGCATCCGCAAGGCAGCACGCCCACCCGTTATGGCGGATAACTTCGGGGCGCTGAAAGAGGCTGTAAACCGCACTCATGCGGTGATGGGGATGGAAGACGCGGGTAAATCCGTCTGGCGGAACTACCCGAAGCAGCCTGGCAGCAACCAGTGATGCCGGATATTATCCTGAAAAATGACCATCACTCCCGTGGGCGGATAACATAAAATTCTGCATATGTGCACACACACAGACGAAGCCGGAACACTCCGGCTTTTTTTACGGGTCCTTCCGGAGGGGGGCCTTACCGCGGGGCGACGGACGCGCGGAAAAAGGCTAATTTTTACATTTTCATCCGTCATCATCATCTTTCCAACATGTTGAATTAAAATGAAATATATTTTAACTATGTTAATTTGGGGTGTTTTTTGTTCAACATACAGAACACTTTTAACCCACTGAAAGATGAGCGCACGATACGCATTTAAAACTACCGGAGGACGAATGGATCGGGAGCTTAAAAACCTGAAACTTAATATCAATCAACTCGCAGAACTGGCGGGAGTTTGCCGCCAGACAGTAGCGAAAAGGCTAAAGGACATTCAGCCAGCCGGAGGGCATGAAAAATTAAAGCTGTACCGACTGACGGATATAATCAGCGCATTCATGAATATACCCGCCCCCGCATCACTCGAAGACATGGATCCACAAAGCCGTAAAGCCTGGTACCAGTCTGAGCGTGAGCGCCTTAAGTTCGAGCAGGAAACGGCTGAACTTATCCCCGCCGTGGATGTGCGCAGGGAGTTGGTTATTTTTGGGAAAATCTTAAGCGAGGAACTGGCAAAACTCCCCGACATTCTGGCGCACGATGCAGGCATCAATCAGAACGCAGTAAACCGCGTCAGGCAGATTATTGATGACCTGTGCAGGCAAATTACTACCAGAGTGATACAGGCTAACGACTGGCACGACAGCACGCCGCAGGTAGTGCAGGAGATTCACCAGGGGGAATAATTCGCGGTACCGGAAAACATCCACCAGCAGGGAACGACAAAAAAATAAAAGCGCACCGCTAAGGATGCGCCTTGATTGAGGTTCAATGAGTAAGACATGCACACACATTGTGTCGCACCTCGTTCATTCTGGCAATGTATCAGGCTGGTGCGTGCGGTAAGCCTCCAGATTTGCGCAATGGTTCCGCCTGTGATGTTAAGGTTTGTTAAGTTGTTTTGCGCAGAGATGGGCGGAATAAACATTGATGTAAGCCCCGTAATTACTGGCCTTGCCACGTAAAAACCGCGAACAATGATCAGGTTGATCATGCTTAGAAATGCCAGGGGTATTTGCGCAAAAATGACAGGTAGTGCAGGAGATTCACCAGGTGGAGGATTCGCAACCATTCTCTTTATTTCTCGTCATCACGCTGACCTGTATTCAGCTGGTTGGTCTGTGGCACATCCCCGGATATTTAATTACACCTTACGGTAGCTATCTCCGGCGGGTCCTTCCCGGAACCTTAAGCGCCGGGGGTACGGGTACGCGCAATTCTTAACTGTTTATGAAAATTTTTCGGGAAAAGTCAGATCCGTTCTTCTTCTCTGTAACTCATTGTTTAATCGTAAAATCATCAAAAAAAGAAAGGATCTGGCAGTGGTCATTTTGGGACAAAAATGACGTTATCAGATCCTTTCTCAGTTTTGTTCAATAATTGCGCTGTTGTCGCTCACCTTTCTGTTGCCGTAATTTCTCCGGCACGTTTCCGGTTGTTTCCATCAGGTAGTCTTTCAGAATGCGGGGCAGATTATCGGCAGTTTTGGCGCACGCATTACAGGCCCGTGCTGTTTCCTTCCTCAGCCCATCGAGCATTGCCGGAGTCATCCCGGGGAACTGCCTTTGCATTGTGAGCGGTAAACTATCCATGATCGAAGAAATCTGACTCGCCAGTCCACGAAGCGCATAGAGCACGAACTCAGTATCTGTAACCTCCCCCGTCTCTCTGGCGTTCTTCAGTTCCTGCCCGTCAGCCTGTGCTTTGGTGAGACGGTAGCGTTCGTACTCTGTTGTGCCTGGCTGTAAATCTGATTCACCAGCAGCACGTAAATCATCAAGCTCCCTGCGGAGTTTTTCGTTTTCGATGTCCTTCTCCCTTTGTGCATACCATTCGATCACCTGTGCAGAGTCGAAAGTCACTTCCACGCCTTTTCCGCCACCAGATGTATGAGGAAGGCCCAGCGTCTGCCAGCGTTCAATTGTGCGCGGATCAACGCCGAAAATCTCCGCCAGTCTCTTTTTGTTAACATTCATCTATCAAATCCTCATCAAAAACCACCTCCGACATGAAACGCCAGAAAAACGGGATTTTCCGGTGTTATGGTGTCGTATGTTTATGATAGTTAATTTAAATAAAAACATAATGTTACATGCAAGAAGTACCGACATGCTTTTTCCCTGAAAAATTTTCATAAATAGTGAAAATCTGCGCGTCTGCCGCCCCGTGGTGTTAATGGTTCCGGAAAGGACCCGTGAAAAGTCTCCGCCCCTGTCCGGCAGTGTAAGAGGTGTTTTTTAGGGAGACCCTTTTCAGCCCATAAAACTGGAAAAATCACGGTTTTTTTAGTCTGCTGGTGGAGTGAGTTTTTTTAACGATGCCAGTAATGGCGCGGGTTGGGCGTGGTTTTGTCTGATAGGTTTTATCTATCAACTCTGCGCACACCTTCCCAAAAAAAAGTTTTCGATCCTGCGGCGATGCGAAGAAGGGTTGGTAGGCGGTCCCTGACATCCAGGGCCACAGGGATTTGATCTGCCCCTCCCGTTGATGATAACCGTTATCAATTACTCCACCAGCCGGCAGGACGGTAACAATACATCGGGCTACCCGTTCCGGTACTGGTTAATCCTGGCTTTCGCAATCAGCGTGACGTGATGGTGACATGCCGTGACACATCGTGACGCTACCAACAGCACAGGGGAGAACGGCAGAACGCGGGTAAAAAAATCCCCGTGATTACGGGGCAGAAGGATAATAACCATCAGGAAATGTTAGCTACCACAAAGCAAATAACCATGAACAACGATTAAGAGTACGGAGAATAACCGCTCGTTCATGCCGGATAATGCCACCAGGCCAGGAGAATGGCAATGCACGGACCATAACGCATCGCCACCAGCCTTGTGGGTTATCACGCAGCGGTACCGGGAGTCTGGTATCGTGATGCGGCATGATTCAGTGATAAGCATCACCGCTTCCGCTCACATTTGACACTGGCAACTCCATCTGGCAGGTGAAAATCAGATTTATTTATATATTTCAATTGATTGCGAACTGGTCTAATGACAGGGGAGAAAAAAGATTGTACAGGTGAAAACAGAAATAACTTTTAATTATCAATATATTACTACACATGCTGCCGCCGCCATGAAAATGCAAAAACCAGCCTTTTTCCGCGCGTCCGTCGCCCCGCGGTAAGGGTACCCATCCAGGAGGACCCGCGATGATCGGGGCGTTTCATCAACGTCATGCGTTATGCCGGATTAACTGCGTACGTAATACGTATGCACATCCCGGACAGGAACAGCCAGAATCGCGCCGCTGACGTTGTTTTTGTGGTTATCCCCCTGCCATGAGTCATCGCAATGGTTTTATGCGTCCTGCGTTGCGCTGGTGGGCTTTTCCACCATTGGTGGGAAACATGGCACCACATCCACCAGCTTAAACGCGCTTCACCTTCCCGTTATCAGTCGCCACAATTACGGCATTGTTTTCCCATCCTCTGGAGGCCATGACAATGACCGAAGCCGAAATGCTCAAAATGATTCGCCAGATTGCCGGGATCAGACCACCAGCAGGCAAACAGGAGGCCACGCAGCCGGACAGCGTTATCGCTGAGAACTATGCGCGTGTGGTGGCTGAGGTGATGCGCCGTGACGGTATTGAGCTTAACGGAGTGGATATGCGCGACATACGCACCAGGGTACTCGAGTTATTGGCCTACCGTCGCCGCGTGCAGATGTACCGGGAGAGCGAGAAAAAGACTTACCAGTGGAAGAAGCCGGAGCGGTTACGGCGGTAACCAGTTGATAAAAAGGCTCCTCAATTTTGAGGAGGGTAGCTGGTGGCTGGCAGAATGTAAATTTACATTCTGGTGATTTAATCATCTGATTTACCCGATGGCTTACCTTACCAGGCCATAGCGGATTACCGTGCAATGCGCACCATCGCCACCAATACGCACATCAAAACGTGGCTCACGGACTTTCACACGCTCCAGCAACTTATCACGAACCATAGCGTTTAGCGTCCTTCGTGTTGCCTCTATGTGATATCGCTGATATTCGGAACCATAGAGCAGCACTGTAACACCACGAACATCAAAAGGTGGATCTCCAGCCTCCACCCGCACCCAATCGCGATACTCAGGTTTGTAGAGTTCAAGGATCTGTTTTTTGTGCCTGGTCATTCTCATGCGTGCAACTCCTTATTGTGGGACAGTACTGTCATACAATAAGCTATGCGGAAAATTATCAAAAGAACAGAAACCAACCATTCAGATTTAACAGGTATCAATGGGATTATGCTTATGGTGCATGATGACAAAGCGGAAGAACTGGAAGCGAAAGGTTTATGGCGACGGGCGGCTAATCGCTGGGGTGAGTTACTGAAACAGGCGGCAAGTGATGAAGCGCGTCAGTATGTAACAGAACGACGAACGGCATGCATCCGGAAGGCAACCATAACCCGGGAACCGGAAAGAGACCTGATTTGTGCCATAAGAACCGCCGCCACAAAAACACTAACGGACATGGGGATCGACCTGAAAAAAGAAGATCCACTGCGGGGCATTCAGCACGGGCATACAAAGCAGGATAAACGCAGGAAGTAA